ATACGTAAAAGGTATAGAGGTGACCCAGCGCAGATTAAGTTTATTGATCCTAAACTTATCATACGCCTTGGCAAGTTTTGTTATCCACCGTGTATTATCCATAAATACGCCTGTAGAGACGTTCTGAAAACGGAATACACGTATACCACCACCAGCTGGAATAAGTCCAGCGGCAGCTGTGCCGTTGAGCTCCAAAGCTATTTCAGTATTGGATACAATTATACGATCTTTCTGGCTGATGAATTGAGGGCGTCCAGTTTGCATAGCAATTTGGGGTTGAGCAAATCCTTGAGGATGTACTAAACTCCGAGTAGGTGGTACGCTTCTACTCTGTTTCTGACGCTTACTAGCGCTGGGCTTTCTTTGGGGCTTGGGTTGTTGTTTTCTTGAAGGCGCCATGTTTTCGTTTATGATAGCGACAGGCGACAGTGTTCTTACAATCTTCAAGCCTATGTATTTTGCGGGGATTCGACTTTTCTGCACGGTGCTCTGTTTGCTGCAAGGGCAGAGACGATGGTTTTAATTGACCGCTCGATTTTGGTGTGGTCAAGACTGGAGGTGTATCCGCCGTGGGCTGTGAAATGCTTGTGGCGATCACAGGCGGCAGTGAGGGATTGTCGGAGATGTGACTCGACACGTCCAACCCAGTCGTCTCTTGATTTGCACAAATCTCTGAAATTATCGGCACTGAGGGGCATTTTGTTGTCTCTGTTGAAACTGGAGGCACGGGGCCAAGAATATCATGGCCAACTGCAGCCCGGATTCGGTGTCTGATAGTAAAACCATTATCGATAATCCCTTCTGGTAGGGACTCAATATCTGTTGCGGCTTTAATGACACTCTCAATCTGATCTATTTCATCTGCAGTGAGGTTCAACAATAAGCTCATCAGATTCCGTAATAAGTCCACATTATCTTGTGGATACGGGCCTGCACGAACACGAAAATCTTCTTCGTTTGTTGAGCGGTGCCATTCAAAACCATCCTTTTGCAATAGCTCCATAACTTTGGCACACCACACTCCAATAATTGGAGTGTTCTTATCAGTGACATGATATCCAAATGCCCTATTAAAGAGGGCTTGTTTGGAAGAAACAGTGTCAGGTGACATAGTCAAATGGAGTTTCGCCAACGTCCTTTCCGGATCCTGTATGGAGTCCAAATGCGTTGCAGGACTAGCATAAACTCGTCCTAAGAATGGTACTGGGCTACCTTGATGTGGATATAATACCACAGATTTTAATTCATGCCCAAGTTTTGTGGCTACCTGCTCAAGCATTTCTGCTAGACCTGGCAAATTAGCTCGTATACGGTCATCAGATGCGCCTAGCACCCATTGGTTGACCAATTGCCATGCCAGCTCAGGTTCATTGCCGAGTAATCTGAGTGCAATATAATCATGTCGAAGCGTCACCAGGTTGTTATCATTTGTGGTACCTGGTGATCCGCTTAATTGGGAATAACCCGGGTCATACTTGTGACCTTGCGCTGTAACCCCCTTCGGGTTACGATCGGCCGCAAGAATCTTCGACAGTGCGGCACGATGGGAGTAACTATTCCACCTTTGGTAAACATGTTCTTTGAACTGTTTGTCACTTGCTGATACATGGCCATCAAGTCTAGAGTAATCTGAGACAATGACGCCATATTGATACTGGCAAACCTCACGCACACGGTTTGTAAGCTCCGTCGGTGTCATTGACGATGCAAACCACGGCTACCTTTAAGACAGTCCTCTTTGAACGGAAGAGTGAAGCAACTGTAGCTTAACTGGTGTGAGGGGTCGACTGTGCTGATGTTTCGAGGGTCAGTGATGGATCCATAAGGTTCGGCCTTTATAAACGCCTTC